GATGTGCTTGCTTCATCAACTTCTGAAAACTCTCGCCCACAATCTCGCCATCCAACACTATACGTTGATGTATTCTGTGGCCACCACCTTCGCCCACCACAAATTTTGTGCTGTGTTGTTGGACAGCCTCTTCAATTTCAGGAAAGTTTTCAAACACCTTGCCATTACGGCTGTACAGTGTGACATCGCCATCTTCAATCACTGCCAACACACGCACACCGTCTAACTTGCACTCTAGGCGTTTGATACCTTTCAGCTTCTTGGGTTGATCTGTTGAATCTTGTGCCAGTTGACAAGTGAACACAGGGATTTTCCACTCTGTCTTGCCCAACACCTTGTTAAGTGTTTTCTCACTGATGCCACAGCGCAAGTCTTTGGTAATAACACGTCTGCAGAGATTGTTCCACTCTAAACTGTCAAAGCGTTTCATTGTTTCTAAGATGGCGTCTCTAGCACGATGTCCAGAGAATGATCGTGTGCGCAGGCCTTCCAGCAGTCCCCAAAACACTGGCCAAGGATTTTCTGCATGTTCAATGCCCTCGCTCTCGGGTACCTGTCGCACATGGAATGTATAATAAGGATTGTAGGCTTGGTAACAGTTGAACAAAAAACACTGTGCATTGGCACTGCCCAACTTTGAGGCCAACAGTGCTTTTTCAATCACACGCTCTTTGTGCAAGCGACTGTCTGAGGCTTCGAGATCTCTTATCCAATCAGCTGCCACAGTAATACCGTTGAATTGTTTGTGTGCAAAGTCAATGTCATTCATATATTTAATCGCCTTGGAATTGAGTCATCATGCTTATATTATTTTAATAAGAATACTACCATGAACTGTTGTAAAATACTTTGAAGCCCAAGAACATTTCTGCACGGGCCATCTGAATAAATTTCAAATCATCCGCATAATAATGATCATCTGCGTCGGTACCAAAAAAGAATCCTGACGTTGAGGGCAGTTCACGTGCCTTTACTGTGGCTTCTAAATTGTCCAGGTCCTCGGCAGTAAGTTCTAGTTCAATGCCATTGAAGTTGTCTGTTTCGCGCAGTGCATTGCCTTCACGAGTCAACCATAGTCGAGCCATCCAGCCATGCAGATTGGGATGTTTGCGCCAATAGCAAATTTGACGTGGCTTGTTAACATTGGGGTTTACAAATTCGCCAGTATCCATATCATACTCTGCACCTTCGTAAAATTCATCTTGCTGGCCTGCCTTGGCGGCCACGTATGCATACATGTCTAGTCCCATATCAACTCCATGCTTTAAATAATCCTGCAACACAAACTGTCACACTAACTGCATTCACAATCAGTTGTGGACGATTTGCAACCCTGATACTCCATGCTAAAAACAGCGCACCACCTGCACATCCCATCACAATGTTCCACGGGTACAGGTGTGGAAAGAAACTCATTATAGAGTACATGGTGATGAAACAGGCGGCACCTGTCCATTGTAGCACGTTATTAATCAAGAGGCACATCCTTCATGATCTTTTTACCTGTCCAGTGATCTGCTGTGACGCACAGGCCTCGGTACTGTACACCCATTGGATGCTCACCTTTTTTGGGCAGTGTTTTGATTGCTCGCTCGCATGCAATTTTGGTGGGCATGGTCACAGGCACTTTGTTGATAAAGTCACCGCCGGGGCTGAGCATGGCCACGAGTAAGATCCATTCATTCATTATGCGGCCTCCAACATGTTAGCAGGCACTTTCCACAGGCCTTGCTGAGTGCTCACCGTGACATACTTGATAGCGACCTTGCTCACGATGCCTGACATTGTGACACCACGTTTCACAGAGTGGAACTTGACCATGTCACCTTTGGTGAACTCACGGATCTTCACAGCACGAAGCTGGGCACGAGCATAACTCACAGCATCGCTGATGCTGGTCAGTTGTTCGTTTGTAAAGTTACTGAACATGATCGAAGTGTTGACTTCTTGGATTGTTGCGTATGTACTCATCTCGGGCTCCTTTTGTTACAATATGTCCATATTATAGCATTTTGGCAATTATTGGTCAACCGCCAAAAAGGTAATACTCAAGTATTACATGCTCCAGAATGATTCTGAGCTGGGCGAGCAGAAGTAAGGTGTGTCATAACGCTCTTTGTAGGTCTTACCAGTCATCATGTTGCGTTTGGTAATCCAAGTCTCATGGGGTTCCACAATGAAACCCAATTTAGTTTTGGATTCAATCACAGCACGGATATAGGCTCTGGTAACAGGAGCGAATTCTTCTTTTGCAACAAGACGTCGGCCTTCTTTGACACGTTTGTCAGATTTGTACAGTTCCAATGTGTATTCAACCAGTGCAGTCATTTTTGGCTCCTTTTTTACTACAATAACTCTATTATATACAAAACGGAATTCTTGGTCAACCAAAATGTGATCACTGCAATCACCAGCAGTTCTGCCACAGTAAATTTAGTACTATGGTATATCTGTAGTACTTGTTGTTTGAATTGGTTTAATCGGTTCATGCTGTTATTATAGCAGAACGGGTATTATTGGTCAATTAGTAGAAAGTACTACTTTTTAGGTTTGTACTTGTGTCCGTGCTTCTGCAGGTGTGTATTCACTGCTACTGAGTGTGGCTTGTGGTGGCACAGCATTGGGCAGACTGGGCACTGCATTGTCAATTTTCAAGTTTACTGCATTGATACCTGCGGTGTTGCGTCCCTCGCGCAATGCACCCACCATGGCCTGACCATACTGATTGGCAGTGTTGGCAACACTTTCCAAGAACTGTGCGGCCATACCTTCTTGTGTTTCTTGACCATAGCCGGCCAAGGAAGGAATAAAAGCAGTGATAGGCAATTCAGCACCAGCAGTCATTGTGGCATAGTTGATGCTGGCCTTGGCTTGAAATGCCGCTTCGTTGGCACTGTGCGAGGTCATTGTGTACCATGCACTGTTCAAACTGGCTGTTGTTGTGGCGCCCATGGCAGTGATGGCTGCACCCACAGCCGCATTGGCTTCTGTGACCAATGCAGCCAAGGCATCATCATATGTGGCATACACTCCTGCCGCCGGTCCACTAGGTATTGTGATAGTAGGCGGCACACCAAACACACTTGTGACCAGGCTGACCATTTGTGAGTATATGGTACTGAGTGCGCTGAGATTTCCAGCAGTGAATTGCGCAGAAATGGTCGAAGTCACTGTGGGCAAATACTCATTGTAAGGGAATCCAATTGTTGAGCCAAAAAAGTCCGTGGTCAGATATGTGCCATTTGGACCTGATCCTTTGGCCAAATAATCAAAATAAAATGTAGGAACTGCTGCCGGTACAGGTGTAGACGAAGGGCCGTTGATTAAATCAAGGCCTTTGAGTGTGCTTAATTTTTTTGTGTAGGCCGCTGTTTCGGCTGCTGTTTGTGAGAGTGTGGTCATTGTAGTATCACCGCTAGTTGTTGTGTGCTGGTGCCACGTATGCCCTTGACCTGTTGATAGGCAATTTGCAGTGCGCGGTTGGCTTGTGCCTGTGCTGGCGGAACTATTTTGGCCAAGTCATCACAACCCTTGGGACTCACTGTGCCAGAATTTAATATAGGCTCAATTGCACTGTTGACGCTGCCATTAGTGTCGTAGATCAGCACAGGGCCATTGGGGGTAGGCAATGTCAGACTGCTAAAACTGGTGGGGTACAATTTCACAGGATTTAGCAAATCAGCCATGGTTGCAATATTGGGGGTGGTACAATCCAAGATCTCCAACACATTGGTCAAACAATCACCAGTGACATTGACCAAGGCAGGATATGCCAGTCTCTGTAGTACATCAAATTGATTTGCAGTAAGACCATTGGGATTAAACAAACTCTGTACATTGTTGTTCACAAGATCAGCAATGTTTTGATCTGACAATCCTTGTGCTTGCAGTGCTGTGGTCACGCAAGGAGTTGATCCATTGATCATGTTGCCAGTCTCGGCAAGATTTTGCAACAAACTGGCTGGAGTTCCAATTTGATCCACTCGTGCAAATTTTACAGCATCACCAATGTTGGCCAAATCGGCACCAAATGCTGGGAAAGCCAAATTCACTTTTCCTATATCGCCAGAAATCAAATTGTCCATACCAGTATAAGTAGGACCAAGGAAGTCATCACTATTGACATTGACTGCACTGTTGATGATGCCATTGGTAAGACTGATATAACCTTGTGCCGCACCAAAAGCCATTGCGAATTTTCCAAAGTCTCCACCTCCTAGATAAGTGCTGGCTGCTGTGGTTATGCTAGAGGCATAGCCAGCATCACCCACAGTCCACGAAACATTGCTGGGCACACTGTCGCCCAGGGCTGGACAATAACTACCCGACACACTTGCACCAATTGCTTTGAGGCCGGCCAAAGTACCAGCACTGATGTCAAGACTGACATTGCCGGATGCTTGTCCAATGGTGTAGATCAAACTGGCTATGGGTGTCAAGGCATTGTAAGCAGCCACATTGTTGGCCAGTTGTGTGTTGGCTGTAATGGCGTTGCCTGAGTACATGCCCACGCCAGCCCACAGTTGTAGTGGTGTTGCAATTGAGTCAGCCATTATGCTGCCCTCACAGAAGCAGATCCTGCTGTGCGTGGATGTCCACAAGTGTCACTATCACCATCGCGGATCACAGGACGTCCGCTGACACGTACTGAGCCGGACCCACCGGTGGTGATTGCACTACAGTGTATGCCACACCCATCTTGTCCACAACAAGGATGTGGTGTTACTGATATGCCAGGTACAACCACAGGACGACCATTCACACGCACTGAAGCCACTCCTGAGGTGTTGATACCTCCTGATGAATTTGGATCACCTTGTCGTTGTACCGCTGGCATGTTATCCCATTAAGATTTTACTGCGCACAGGTTTGATGCCTGTTGTGGCTTCCAAATAGCTGTCCCCAACGTCTTCACGCACAGGGGCAATCATGGCCACGCTAGATCTATTTACCGTGACTTCTGCCTCAGGATCTGCGGT